TGTTTGCATTTGTTTCATTTGTAACATTTTGTTATTTTTTAAATTAGTGTCCGCTAGTTGTCCGCGGCTATAGTGTAAATATACACAAATTATAAACAAATCAAACCCGAATAGGAAAAAATATATGTTTTTTTCTGTGGTCCTTTGTAGTAATGAAAAGGCCAGCTATATATAAAAGGTACCCGAGCGCGAATAAACAATTTATTTACATACGCAAGGAAAAATATACTTTTTATTATGCGTGCATAGTACCTGGAATTTTGGGGGGTACTGCGTTTAAGAGGGGGGGTACTGCGTTTAAGAACCTGGGTACTGCGTTTAAGAATCTGCACCCCCACTGCGTTTAAGAACCCCTACTGCGTTTAAGAATTACCTGATGACGTAAGTTCCTTTTTTAGAATTGGCATCAGAGAATTGAACAGCATAACGAATCGCATCAAGGCAGTGATTCCATTTATCAACTGGCTTCTGATTCTTAGAGTGCCATACATAATTGTTAAGCTCCTTAACTATATTCTCCGACTTAGGATCCACTATAATATCATAATCTTGCAGCAGGGCAATCCCTGAGAGGATTGACCCACTGCGTTTAAGAGTAGGCTTTATATTACAACCATAAGTATCTCGCATTTCTGCCAAAAGCCTAGGTTCGGAATTATCAGCCAAAATCAGTTCTTCACCTGCATATCTGATATTTCTTTCGGCTATTTCCTTTGTAGATAGCCCTGCCTTAACAAAGCACTCTTTTACCCATAAACGCTTCCCAGAGGAGTCTACAGAGCATTTTATGAGTGTTGTAGGGTCTACAGAGAAACCAAAATCCTGACCAAAGATAATTGGATGATAATCGTTAAATGGACCAATCTTCCAATTAGTAAATACTGTACCTTCTGCTTTATCTAGCCATCCTCCAAGTATCTGGTGATTGTACCTATCTGGCCTTCTATTGCGTATTTCATCTATCTGAGTCAAGAACGAATCTGATAGGTTATCCAGGTTGTCCTTGAATGTTGTGTGTACATAAGTTACATTGTCCTTCCAGCTATTCACTCCTGAGTTAACCATTTTAGCTGCGAAGAAACGCTGATATATCCAATGCTCTTTAGTTGTTGGATTGAGTATTAATATAACCCTATTCTGGCTGCTTTTAGAGCGCACAGATTGATCTATTTTATCAAAGGTGTCCTCATCTATCAATTCCTCTGCTTCGTCCAATACAAACGTTGTAATACCCTGTAGAGACTTTAATGCAGCGGTTTGGTTACCGCTGCTTGTTCTGATACCCTTAAATATTATTGATGAACCAGTGGCTGTGTTTAAGATCTCGTCTTTAGTTATACGGAAGTATTGGGCTATGCCAAACATTTCTATCTTCTCCAGGAACTCAGGTATAATAGAAGTTGCAGCAGAAACCATAGTATATCTAGTGAACAGTATCTTATGGCCTTTCTCCATAGTAAGAAATGCCAGGAACGTATTCACCGCAAAAGACTTACCAGAACCTCTACCTCCAGTAACGACAAAGTATCTAGTATCATTGCCTAAGGCCTGATACTTATCATTCAGTGTCGGCTCCATCTTCTTCTGGTGTAATGTCTATTGTGTTATCTATCTGAGGTGTAGACTGTGTGCCTGCAAATATATTGGTTATGGGAATATCCAGCTTCTGTCCCCCAGAGGTATAGTCTACATTCTCTGTAGGCTTGCCATACTTATATTCAAACAGTAACTTCATATGGGCGAAAGAGTCTCTAGCTTGCTTTGCTAACGTGGCCCAAGCCTCCTCTTCAGAGCCAAAGACTTCCTTCATAGCATTAAGAGCATAAATACCTATACGATCCTTCTTAGCATCATTAATCTTAGCTGGAGTAGCCTCGACCTTCTTAAGATACTTATCTCCTTTCTTACGGCCGTTATTTTTACGGCCGTCATTCTTCTTGACGTATTTAAACTCTTTAGGCTTTCTACCCATATTAATATAACTATCTATTCCTTAGAGTGTTTATCATATAACCACTGATATATCTCCCAGATCCTATCGTTGTACTCAGTGTCTTTATATTTATTACTAGACTTCTTTACTTTTCCGTCCTTCTCTATAACAATATAAAACTCAATACATTTCCCTTTGCATTTGTAAGAGGGTACTGGGTATATCCTATATCCATTATCAAAGCACCAAACGCAAGCACTATAATCTAGCCGCTGCCATTTCCTCTTTAACTTCTGAACTTTGCTTATTGTGTCTCGAGCCATATACTTTCTCTCTGAGTAACTGGTTGCTTTGCCATAAATCTGCTATAATATTGTTAAGCCTCTTATTCTCCTCCAGGTAATAACCAACAGAATTATTGAAGCTAACCGCCTGAAGATCGTCAGGAATATTCCTTTTTACCCTTTCATACAAAGCTCTAGTTCCTGGCTCGTTTTCCATCCATCCTTCAAGAGCTTCAATTCCGTGAAGTACAGTGGCGTAATGCCTGCCAGCTAATTGACCTACAGCGTGAAGGGTATGGCCTGTCATATCCCTACATATTTTAAAGTATATGTTTCTAGCTACAACAATTTCTTTGTTTCTTCTTTGGTCATCTACTTTGTGACCAGTAATTTCTTCTGTTACTCTTTTAATTAAATCTATATTCATCGTCTATTAATTTTTCTATTTCGATTATTTCTCTACCTAATTCGCTTATCGTGCAGAAGTCAGCGAGCTTTAAGGCTCGATTGACTCCTTCACAAGCTTCATAATTCTCTATTAATTCAAACTCAGCTAATTGTTCTTCTAAGTGACTGTAGGGCATCCCAGAATATAAATCTAGCAAGGCTAAATAGTAAAAGTGGATTACATCCTGATTGTACTCAGCTTTATCCATTAAAATTCTCCTGTTTGATATTGGTTGTAAACTTCAGATCTTATCTCAGACTCATTCTTATTTAGAAACGATCTTTTATATCTATCCGTTACAGTCTGAACCTTCTGCCTACCAGACTCGAAAGATTCAGCAGTAGTTTCGAATATAGCAATCTCACCAGAGATCTTCTCAACCACAAGGAATGTAAACCTACTGACGTTAAACAGCTCCTTATATATATAAGCCTGCATATCATAATGCCACTTATTCTTTGCGGTCCAAAGCCAACCGTCTAATGAAACGGTTGTCTTAAGGTCTACTATATGATCGCTCTTCAAGTAGTCAGCTTTACCCCTGAAAGGTATATCGTTTATCATACCAATAGCAGGAACCTCTGCTAAACCTCCTTGAATAAGATCAAACGCGTCAACGCAGTCAACCACATTATTCATAAGAGCCTTCATAAAGTTATATTCCTTTTGCAATATAACCTCCCTGTCAGCAAGAGATTGAATCTTTCTGACCGAAGCATCTCTACGTTCATTAGAAACCAATTCATACTTATGCTGTATAGTCTCTGGCTCTAGAACTAAAGTATGGAACAACCGCCCCTCTCTTAAAGCCTGAGTCTCTTTCTGCTTTCTGCTAAGTGATTTGTAATAAGACTTAGAAGACTTAAGCAAGTCCTTTGAGGCTGAAGAAGATAAGGCAGCCTTAGACAGGTAGCCATAGTAAAAGGAGTCATCAACCATCCTGTTTAAAAGCTCATCTTTATCCCAAGCCTTTCCATCGAGTAATTTTATTTCTTCAGATAGACTCATCCATTGATGTTAATAGATAGCTGGCTGAAGGGTTCAACTGCGCTATGTGTTTATATATAAGTCTACTTATCTTCTTAACTTCTCTCTTTTGAGTTAAAGTCGAATCTTTTCCCAGATTCACATAGAGATTACAATCAATCTCTAGCAGTGCGTCAATTTTCTTTTTATCAGACCAAGTCTTATAAGACAAGATCTTCTCTACTTGTTCTTTAGTCTTCATATTTATTTCATTTTCTTTTGTGTAATTGAGGTATATATCTATATCCTAATATTGGGTTTATATCGTAGTTCCAGAAGTCCATAGGCATATCATTGCTGTTCATACAAACTTCTTCCTCTAGTATGTTTTCTTGATTTTTCATTTGCTTTTACTTTTCATTAACCAATTACTATCCCACAAACGCTCCCTAGTTAAATACTTAGGGTCCATCACAGGAAGCCACCCATTGTTAGTCCATCTGTAGTCTAGTATACCCCTATCTTTTTCTATAGGTGGTTTGTTACTGCTGTCTAAAAGATTTGCCATTACTTAGTTTTTTTCATCTTTTGTAAATATAAAACTGCATCGATCAACTCCTCTTGGAGTTCGTTGACCCAACGCCAAAACCCATCTGGGTTATCAGCCAAAGTAGTACCGTACTCCTTGATACCCTTTTGGCTTCTCGTATCCATAATATCTTTTACCTCTTCAACAATAGAATCTTTAACTATTTCTCCTGCTGTTGAACTGGAATACCATCGGTCCTCTATAGCTTCGTAATATTTCTTTACACTATCACTCATAATAACATTTTACCAATAAAAAACCCATAGCTATTAACAAATATAGCAAAAAATATTTGACTACAAAATCTCAGCATCAACAACATCCAAGAAAGCAACCTCTTTGGGAATCTTGTGCCTTTGTGAAAACTCAGTAGTCTTTGAATGATACTGAGTCTCCCATACTGGACTGAAGTTGTACAGGTTAAATCTATAAACACCCTCAGGTGTTGAATTTATATACATAGGAATATCAAAGTGGTCATCACATTTGACGAGCATAGACTCATACTTTGGCCGCTCTATCATTAGTGTATCATAATGCTTAGTCCTACACTTAAGCTCTATCCTGTG